CCAAAGAGCAAATTGAATCAATCAAATTATCAGTTGATAAGGGTGGGAGAAGAAGAAAATGAATGATGAGATAGAATGGAATCAAGATAACATGCTCGAAGTTACAATCAAACAACCTGATGATTTTTTAAAAGTAAGAGAAACTTTAACAAGAATAGGTGTTGCAAGTCGTAAAGACAAAACACTATATCAGTCATGTCATATACTACATAAACAAGGAAAGTATTACATTGTACACTTTAAAGAATTATTTGCATTAGACGGCAAGACAGCAACATTATCAGAAAATGATATACAAAGAAGAAATACAATTGCGATATTGTTACAAGACTGGAACTTAATTGACATAACTAAAAAAGAGGAATCTGAAAACAAGGCACCTCTAAGTCAGATAAAGGTTTTACCTTTTAAAGAAAAACATGAGTGGACACTATCGGCAAAATATAACATAGGCAAAAAAGTAGAAGATGAAAGTACCTAGTTTTAATGAATTTATTAGTGAGGCAGTTGAAACTCCTAAACTAGTAATTATAACAGATGAGCCTGAACAAGCAAAAACTTTTCACACGGCAGATAGACTTCAACAAGAAGCGAAGAAGTTAGGGTGGAAATATTATCTGTATAAACTTACAGGTGGGTACACATCAACAGAAGAAGGTATCAGAAGACTACATAACAAAGATGATGAAAAAGGTTTTGTAGTTGATAAAAATACTATTGCGATATTTAGAGGTTCAGTTGTTCGTAGAGACAGTTGGATGGATATCATATCTATGTTTGAAAAAGATAAAGTATGTTGTATCAACAGTAGAGACTGTATAGAAATATGTACAGACAAATATAGAACATCTATTAAACTTGCAGACTATGGTTTAAGACAACCTAAATCTTCACTAATAACAGACAAAGAAAATGCCTTAAAAGCATTTGAAAATTTAGATACAGACTTTCCTGTAATTATGAAAACATTAAGAGGGTCAAAAGGTGTAGGTGTCTTATTTATTGAATCAGAAATAGGATTAGATTCTATTGTACAGTTAATTAATAAACAAGATGAGGATGCCGATTTATTAGTACAAGAATATATTAAGACAGACTATGATGTAAGAGTATTAGTTTTAGGTGGTAAAGTTCTTGCAACAATGAAACGACCTGTAATCAAAGGTGATTTTAGAAGTAATGTATCACAAGGTTCAAAACCAGAAGAATTAAAATTAACAGAATTAGAAATAGAAGAATGTATCAAGGCCTCTAAAGCAGTAAATGGTTTATGGACTGCTGTAGATTTTATACCTTCAAAAGATAGAAAGAAAGAACCACCATTTATGATTGAGGTAAACTCATCACCAGGCACAGAGGGTATGGAAGAGGCAACAGGTAGAAATATAAGTAAAGAAATTTTAGAATATTTTTCAGATAAAAAGAATTGGGTACAGGCACCTTCACAATGTGGATATAAAGAAGTTATGACAATAAAACCTTTTGGCGATATTGTTGCAAAATTTGATACAGGTAATAGTGGTACAAATGTTATACATGCAGAGAACATGGAAGTTAAAGGTAAAAAAGTAACATGGTCATTATATAATAAAACTATAACATCAGATATAATTAGACAAGAAGAAATAAAAGTAGGTGGTCTAAGAGACTATGAAGAAGACAGATACTTAATTAAACTAGATGTACAATTTGCAGGTACATTATATACAGATGTTGAGTTTACTCTAGATGACAGAGAAAACAGAACACATATATTATTAGATAGACAATTTATGAATAGACTTAATGTTATGGTAGACCCTAGTAGAAAATATATAGTTACTAGTCCGTACACCATTGACAAATAAGTCTTTTTATAGTAAAATACATTATTAACAAGTGAGGTAAATTATGGCAGATGTGAAGCTATTTCGTTTGACAACAGGCGAAGATGTAATCGGTAAAATTAAAGAGGAACTATTTGATGAAAATGGTATATCAACACATGTGGTTTTAGAAAAACCTTTTGTGATTATTCCACAACAAGAAGCACCAGGCAAACCTGTAACTCTTGGATTTCATGCATATATTCCATATGGCAAATGTGATGAAGTTACATTTAAACAAGACAATGTAGTTACAAGTGTTGAACCAACAGATGAATTAACCAAGACATATACCCAAAATACAGGTGGTATAGTACAAGTTGAAAAACAGTTGATTACTTAATGAATTTTTATAAAAACTGTGTAGAATACAAAGGTAAGTTATTTGTTAGAGGTATACATGAAGGCCAAGAGTTTCAAGAAAAGATAGACTTTCAACCTACATTCTTTACACTAACAAATAAAGAATCTAAACATAGAAACTTGCAAGGTCAATATCTACAACCAACACAATTCGATAGTATCGTAAAGGCAAGAGAATTTAGAAAGAGTTATGATAACTCTAATTCTCCTATCTATGGTATGGAAAGATTTGCATATCAATATATTGCAAATGAATATCCGGAAGAATTAGATTGGCATAAAGATAAAATTAAAATCTTTACTATTGATATTGAAACAAGTTGTGAAGAAGGATTTCCTGATGTAGATAATCCTGTTGAAGAATTGTTATGTCTAACTGTTAAGAATCAAACTAACAAACAAATTATAACATGGGGTACAGGTGATTTTAAAACTGATAGAGAAGATGTAACTTATGTAAGATGTAATTCAGAAAAAGAATTGATAAAAGAATTTATGTCTTTCTGGATGAAAAACTATCCTGATATTATTACAGGTTGGAACTGTAAGTTTTTTGATATACCATATTTACTAGGTAGAATATCTAGACTAACAGACAATAAAGTTATTCGTAAACTATCGCCATGGGGATTAGTTGAACAAAAAGAAGTTGTTGTAAGAGGTAGACCTAAAACAATATTCAGTATTATGGGTGTTGCAATGTTAGATTATATTGACTTGTATCAAAAGTTTATTCCTGTAAGTCAAGAAAGTTACAAACTAGATTACATAGGTAAAGTTGAATTGGGTATTGGTAAAGATGAAATGCCATATGAAACTTTTAGAGAGTGGTACACAAAAGATTTTCAATCATTTGTAGACTACAACATACAAGATGTAGAAATCGTTGATAAACTAGAAGATAAATTAAAACTTATTGAATTAATATTGACAATGGCATATGAGGCCAAAGTAAACTATGATGATGTATTCTCACAAGTAAGAGTGTGGGATGTTTTAATCTATAACTATTTAAGAAAAGAACATATTGTAGTGCCTGAAAAATCTGAACAAGTAAAAGATACAAAGTATGATGGTGCATATGTAAAAGAACCATTGACAGGTATGCATGATTGGATTGTATCATTTGATATCAATTCACTTTATCCTCATTTGATTATGCAGTATAATATATCACCAGAAAAAATAGTAGGTATGAATCCAGAAGGTACATCTGTAAATAAATTATTATCTAGAAAATTAAATCTTGAACATTTAAAAGATAAAGATGTATGTATGGCACCTAATGGTGCAACATTTAAAAGAGACAATGCAGGTTTTTTACCTAGACTGTTAGATAAGATGTATCAAGATAGAGTTGTCTATAAAGATAAGATGATGAAGGCAAAAAAACTTTATCAAGAAACTAAAGATGACAAATATAAAAATGAGATTGCAAGATGTCATAACATTCAATGGGCAAAAAAGATTGCATTGAATAGTGCCTATGGTGCTATCGGTAATCAATACTTCAGATACTATGATGTAAGACAGGCAACAGCGATAACATCATCTGGTCAATTAGTTATCAGACATATTGAAACTGAAGTAAACAATTATATGAATAAGATTTTACAAACTGAAAATGTAGATTACATTGTGGCATCCGATACAGATTCTATCTATCTTAAATTAGATAGTCTAGTAGAAAAAACATGTCAAGATAAAACGATAGACCAAAAAGTAAACTTCATTGATAAAGTTGCACAACAAAAGATAGAACCATTTATTGAAAAATGTTTTAATGATTTATCAGATTATACTAATGCATTTGAACAAAGAATGGTTATGAAAAGAGAAGTTATTGCTGATAAGGCAATATGGACTGCTAAGAAAAGATATATGTTGCATGTATTAGATGATGAAGGTATCAGACTTACAAAACCTAAAATGAAAATTATGGGCATTGAGGCTGTAAAATCTTCAACACCAGAAGTTTGTCGTGGTAAAATTAAAGAAGCAATTGATATGATGATGACTAAAGACAATGATACACTAATCAAATTTGTTGCAGACTTTAGAGAAGAATTTAATCAGATGACACCAGAACAAATATCTTTTCCTAGAAGTTGTAATAACTTAAAAAAGTATAGAAGTTCAAAAGATATATTTGTAAAAGGCACACCGATACATGTAAAAGGTGCATTGATTTATAATCAGAAAATAAAAGAACACAAGATAGACCATATCTATCCAGCAATACAAGAAGGTGATAAGATTAAATTTATAAAACTAAAATCAAGAAACCCTTTTAAGAATGATGTTATAAGTTATATAACAAAATTGCCAAGAGAGTTTGAATTAAACGAATATATTGATAGAGACATTATGTTTGAAAAAACATTTATAACTCCTCTATCATTTATATTAGAGAGTATAGGTTGGGATGTTGAAAAGAAAGCAAGTTTGGAGGCATTTTTCGGATGAGTGATTGGCTAAAAGAATATGCAAATGAAAATGGTTTACCTATAATGAATCAAGGTGAGTTTGAACATCACACAGATAGATTAGGTAAAGAACAATTTAGATTAGACTTAGCAGAATATATTGCTAATAATAGACCTGTATTTCCTTTAAAAGAAATAACAGAAAAAGATGTCAGAAAATTATTTAACGAATTAAAAAATGATGACATATGGAAGATAATAAAACCTTTAGAGAATATTAATAAAACAGTATTTGAAAAGTATGATGATTACAAATACCCATTTAGTAAGCATGGTTTAGGATTGATAGACGCCCCTAGCACCTACAATTCTATTAGTAATTTCTTTCATCAAGATTTAAGATTGAACTGTGGTAGTTATGGTTTTAAAGCACCTATACAAGTATGGACTGAAGGCACGGCGAAAGATATCTGGAAATGTTTAGGTCCTATTTGGCGTGGTATTAACGGAGTAAAAAAAGTTACGATTGACGGCGAAGAAAAATTAAAAGGTGGTTGGTTAGGAGAGGCAAGTTATATGAGTGCATTTAGATTAGGCACTTATATTGCAACACAATTTAAACCTAATGTTGCAAAGGCAATATATCAAATGACAGACGCTAAAAAAGTTTTAGATACAAGTTGTGGTTGGGGTGATAGACTTGCAGGTTTTTATACTTCAGACGCTGAAGAATATATTGGGTGCGACCCAAATCCAAATACTTTTCATCAGTATTATAATCAGATTGAAACTTATGAAAAACTTTTAGGTAATAAAGATGTTAAAATACATGCAGGTAGAATGACTGAAGATAGTCCTTCATTTATAGGTGTAGACGGTAAAAAGAAAGTTAGAATTTATAGATGTGGTGCAGAAGATTTACCATGGGATGAAATCAATAATGTTGATTGTGCATTTACAAGTCCACCTTATTTTTCAACAGAAGAATATAATAAAGGTGGTGAACATGAAGAAGACCAATCATGGTCTAAATTCAATGAGTATGAAAAGTGGCGTGATGATTTCTATTTACCAGTTGCACTAAATAGTCATAAGAGTTTATCAGATAATGGTTTTCTATTTGTAAATATCATGGACCCTAAAATAAAAGGTAAAAGATATTATAGTTGTGATGAATTAGTTGATTCTTTATCAGACTATTTCATAGGTCAGATTGGCATGAGAATTATGCAAAGACC